GTAACGGCACCCTGGTACGGAAAATAGCTCAAGTTCTCACCTCTTTCTAATCAAAACTGAATAATGGTTGTTGCATAATTACTGTATTTACAAAATAGCGATCAGCATCGAGCTGATGGTCGTTCTGTTTAACTGGCTTATCTTCGCCCCTATCAGCGGCTTTAGCATCCCACATGTAGGAACTGAACTCACGAAACGTCTCTATGCAACAATCATTGTATTTGATCATGTTATTAACGAGTGCATTTGCTAAGTTACGTATGCCATCTAGTACATCATTTTTCGCTTCCTTAACAGAAAAACCATGTTGCTTCAACGCTGTAATGAATGATTTTGCAGAAGGGTCAACGATTATCTTTGTGATTTTTAAGTCACCAACAAACTCCCTCATGTCCTGACAATATTCTTCGTCAGTTTTCTGTCTGCTGGATTTACGTCCATCGTAATGATATTCCTTAACCTTGTACCAAACACCATCACAAAACCCCCACAGACCGAATGTCGTAGGGTTTTGAGTGCCGTAGTCGACACTGACATAGTATTTAGTATATTTGCGTGGTATCGTCTCTACTGAATGCAATTTTTCATCAAACATATCGTAGATAATGCCTTCTGCCAGTACCCACAGCCCTAAAATGAATCGTTGGTAGAACACGCCTTTATACATGCGTTTATAACGCTCTTTAATACGCTCTGACAGTGATAAGTTATCATCCATTGTAAAGTGTAGGTGTATCATGTTCTTATCTTCTAATTGATCCAGATATTCTAATTTGAACCAATGATACGGTCCGGCAGGGTTACAGTTAAACCAAAACTTAGCACCATCTACAGAACATCGAGCCGTTGCTTGGTTAACGAATGATTGAGGCATAAGCGCCACTTCATCGAAGAACATTCCAGCGAGAGTAATACCTTGGATAAGGTCTTGTGAAGCTTCATCTTTCCCTCCGAATATATAAAAATAGTTCACCTTGCCATTTCGAGTGACAGTGAACATATTTTCGGCACGATATTCTTTTATTTTGTATCCTCTGGACATCAGCATTCGTTTTAAAGGTTTGAATACGTTACGACGGAATGAACCGATTGTTTTACCAGCCATACCAAGGTTCTCATCCTCAAATGTCTCCATTGCCCACATAACGAACGATAGAGACATGACGACAGTTTTACCAGCACGAACAGAACCGTCGCAAATAAGACCATCCTTGTCCTTGTGAGGTGAATTAGATTGCCACCACTTGAGCACCTTGAGTTGCTTCTGACTAAAAGGTTTGAATGTGAATAGAGCAGGTTTCTTTCGTTTACTCATCCCAATTCACTTCCTTGCCTTCTATCGCCTCTAGGAAGCCATCGTCCTCGTACTCATCATCGTCATCACCATTTTCTTTACGAATAGCGATTTTAGATAGTTCTAGTGAAGCCTTAGCTTTTTCTATTTCAAGCTGTTTGCGCTCACGCTCATTCAGTAAGTCGAAATGTTTTGCTAGGAAATCCAAAGCTCTCATTTTGTCTGCTAACTTAATCGAGGCGCCATCCTTACCCATTTTAATTTCAGTGACGATAGTGCCATCTACTTCGTCATGTTCTTTGAATCGAACAAAGTCTTGATCAATCATAACTGGCTTATCATCTTTATCAGTAACAGGACCAAACGCACCAATGAGTTGTACGCGCTCTCTACCGAATTCAACATAATCAGTAACATCAGCAAATGCAATCTGTACATACTTTTCTAGTACGTCCGTTGCATCAATAAATAGTCCTTTTCGAAGCTCACCTTTTAGGCGCTTAACTTCTGTCACGACCTTAGCATTCCTTAGCAAACGACTTCCCTCTACATGAGCACTGTCTCTCGCATATCCAGCTTTTATTGCTGCTACTGTTTGATTAAAGCATTTCACATAGTACATGCAGAAAAGCCGTTGTTTATCGGTTAGACCATCATCGCCTTCTGCCTCAAAATATATGATTTCATCTTTAGGCGCATCCTCTTTTACGGTTGCAACCTTCTTAATTTTGGTTGCATCCTTTTCAGTTGCATCCCTCGACCATTTCTCACGGCTCTTCCGGCTCTTCAACGTGCCAAGCTTTATCCCATGCTTTTCAGCAAGATCAGCAAGTGTAATCTTTGTGGTTTCCCACTCCAGTTTAATTTCATCCCAATTAGCCATATCTCATAAACACCACCTCCAACAAAAAAACTACCACCATGAGAGTGATAGCCAGATTTATGTATTTTGTTCAGATTTTTTTATATCCATTAAAATGTAAACAATAGTTTGTAGTTTAACATTTTTCTGATGCCGCCAATTAAAAAAAGCAAGTGGAATAATTACCAAGGTTATAAAGGTTATTGAAACCGTTTTAAGATAAAATAGTATATCCGATTTATCTACATCTTCATCTGATATATACATACCAACAAAAGCACCTACAAATGCTATCGCAATTGCCAATATAATACCTAGTCCTGTGAAAGAAATAGAATTAATGTAACTATTATAGTCAATCTCCTTTTTAATAGTTTTTTTCATATACTTTAAATCGTCATAAGTTAATTTAGCCCATGTTGTTCTTAAATTATATTCCATAGTATGGCTGTCATATATATCTAAACGGTTTTTATATACAAACTTAAAATACTTAAAAATTCCTTTTGATTTTAATAATGAATTATAGTTTTTTCTCATATTTTCGCCTCCATTACAATTATAGGACAAGGAGACTATATAATACCTCAATAATTTTTTGACCTCAAAAGCAAGTATCAACAAATCAAATGGAAGGAAAACTCTGCTCGATACTCTTTTCATGGCAAAATAAAAACATCCCGAAGGATGTTCAATCGTTATCATCAATTTTTTCGTTTTCGACAACTGGTAATTTAAGATTTTTCGCTTTCTTCACACCAGGTGTTCGAAGTCGTGTAGTTTCATCTATGATAGCATCTTTAAAATTCGTTCCTTCAAGCTTAGCTGCATTAAAATTCGCACCTCTCAAATCTGCTCCACTTAAATTCGCACCTTTTAAATCAGCGCCAGTGAAATTAACATTACGTAAATTCGCTTTAATAAGACACGTGTATTTTAATTTAGCTGCATTAAAATTACAGTTTTCTAAATTCGATCCAAAAAAATTAGTCCTATAGAATTCACCTTTTCTAAAATTACTATTTGCAAAACTCATTTTGCTTTTATCTTTATTACTAAAATCCACATCTACTTTTTTCTTATTTCTCATATAACCACCTCCCACCCAATCATAAACCAGAAGATGAAATATATGTAACAACTTTTTGCTCTCAAAACCACACCAAACTCCGCCCTATCGGTTACTAGAACATGCCAGCGCTCCTCGGTATCTAATGTTCCTGAGATACT